CTTGCTAAAAATTCAACACCGTTCTCGCCACGTCTTACTGGCTCAGCTTCTAAGATCTGTCCCATCTTAAAAGCCGTCTTGACATACAAATTGCTGGGTATATCAGCGGTGAGACCATCGTCTCCTCCGTAAACACCCAACCTATCCCATGCCTCATGCATGGTGACGTAACCATAACCTGCTCTCATAGCCCTAAAAGTCGCATAGACCATAAAGCAGTTGAATGCTGTGTTCATGTCAGAAGTTCCAGGTTCACCTGAAAGCTTCGTCAGAGCTGTTTCATAAACAACTCCATGAATTGTGAAGCCCTTGCAGTTAACAATCCTGTCGAGTAATTCATTCAATTCATCATGATACATTGGCCTAAAGGCCTTCATCATTCCCCTACGTTCAAAGTATCTAGCTACTTCGGACCATCTCCCATCCATCTTAACACTGTCTGATTTAGTTACAAAACTAGCAGTTGAGCATATTTCAGCAACCCGCTCAGCAATTTGCTTCGGGTTCTTGCTAAAAGCATACCAACACTGAGTCTTTATAACCACAGACAACGCATAGACAAACATAGCATAATCTCTTTTACTGGCTCCATTAATTGTTGAAATCATCCTAGGGTCATTAAGTTTCGTATACGCTTCGCGTTTAACAAAACTTTTGACCAGGTTGTTTCCATCGAGATATTCTGCTTCATTCAAAATTCGCTTCTGAGTTGGCCTGCACTGTTTCTCAAAGAGATAGTCTTCATCAACTGGATGAAGCTGGCTATTCTCCTCAAGTAAAAGCAGGTCCCAAAACTCTTCCACCAATTTCATAATATGCGGGGTGACGGTTGTGGTGTTCTTCTGTTCCTCGACGCGTTTTCGGACAGAACGCTTATCGTTTCCAAGACTACGATCAGGGCAAAAAGCTCCATCAACTAATGGTTTCATAAAAGATACCATTGACGGTTTAGCTTCATAATCATAGTCCTCATTATCATCGATCCATTGGAAACTCCTTACAAAAGGGTCCAAGTGGTAACTTACTTGTGGTACTAGGCTGACAGTATTCATTTTATGAAATTCATACAGGATTTCGGCCCCTTCCACTGTGTCTCCCATTTTCTTCTTAACCATAGGCAAGGACAAACCCACTTTGCTTGTACGAGTAATGCTTGATAATTCATCATCAATTATCGTAGGCACTACAGCCTTAGCATAATTCTCAACAATACCCGTGTGAGTTGTTAATCCTTCTTTGGTCTGAACTCTCAAACGCAAATAGTTGCCAACGTTAAGGACAAGCCGTTCAAAACAGCTGCCACTTATAAACATTGATGCAACAAAAGCTGGTAATCCAACAAAACGCTTGAGTGGAGCCAACAGAATTAACTGATGGTCCTTGTCCATTTGCCTACGCTCCACCTGAAATACACTCAAGTCATAAGTAAACCCCATAACCTTACGACTACACATGAGCGAATCTCCAGCATAATTCCACACAGGATGTTTATAA